CGCATTTCTTTTTCTTCTTCAATGACGATTTCAGCAATACCCGTGCCATAAATCGCACTATTCAAAAGACATTCAGCTACCGACTTTCTAACTTTTGTCTTCTTAAAGTCTTTATGTAGTTGATTTCTAAGGAAAATTACGTCTTCAGGTTGTTCATCAAGCATATCGTCACGAATATCAAAGAATTTTCCACGACCAAAAGTGGCTTCTTCAATCTCAGCAACAGCCGATTCAACCGCTTGTTGTAGGGCAGGGGAGATAATTTTGGAGCGTTCTGAGTTTCGGGTTTTATCTTCTTCGGAAAAGTGACCACGCCAAAGACGATTGTATTCATCAAACTTTTCTTCATAGTTATTAGTGAAATGGTCACGCCAGTGATTACATTTCTCCATAACCCACGATTCTACAGTCTGTTCGTTGGAATATTCTTCTTTATCTAGCATATTAATACCCTGCCACAGTATCAAATACTTCAAAGTTATCGACTTCAAAGGCGTAAGAATACGCTACATTTGCTAATTGGTCTATGTAAGCAAGACTATCCACCATATCATCATGGGTTAATACGTCAGGAAACTGGAAGAGTTCATCCATAAACTGATAGTTCCATTCGCCCTTATTCAAGGTAATTAGGCCATTCTCAAACCTGCCCTGCAAAGCCCACATGATACGGTCTGTCTTTTTCTTATTGCCGTGGGTGAGTTCTTCTACCCTGAAAAAACGGCTGTATTTAGCCATTAAGTCAGATAGTGGAGACATAACCGCTTGTCTAGCAATACCCTTCTCAATGCCCACAGATACGGGCCTGTATTTATGCACCGCATCAAATATCTTGACTGCCGTTCTATCTAGTGTCCAGCGACCACAGATTATATCAGCGACCCACCAGCCATCAGGATTAACCTTAACCACCGAAATAGCCGTATTATCTAGGTTCTTAGTCTTAGACTTCTTCCCTTCAATCTCAAAACCCGCCAAGTCCACCGCGATATAGTAATCCCCTTCAGGTTCCCGTTCATCAAAGGACACCCAATCTTCCTTAAACATCTCAGAACCACGGGCTTCAAAGGAGGCCATGAACTCCTGACGGAAAGCATAAGAGGACATGGAGCGTTTAGCCCTGTCTATCTCTTCAGCGTTGAGTAAGTCATTGTCGTAACTGGTAAAATGCCAAGACTTAAAATCAGGGTCATCCCCTATCTCAGCATCCCTGTACAGATCATAGAAGTGATTACGGCCCATAGGCGTACCAATAAACAGCGCAGGAGAGCCATAGTCAGCCAAAGCAGGTCGTAATATCAGTTCCCACACATCAGGCTTCATATCGGCATACTCATCCATAACCAAGTAGGCAAGGCTCACACCCCGCATAGTCTCTGGCCTGTCAGCACCTTTCAGGGAAATAATCACATCATTAAGCAGGGTAATCTGCATATTGTTAACATGGGAGTGTTTGATAACATCCTTACCCAGATCGAGCAGGAGATTCCACATAATATCCCTAGCCTGACCCTGAGTAGGGGCTACATAGAAGACATGGCCTTTTTCAGCCTGTAATCCGTTGACTAGGAGTAAATAAGCTGCAAGCCTTGATTTGCCTGTCCTTCTACCCGCAGCCACCACTTTGAAACGAGTTTGGTCATTCCAGACTTCTTTTTGCCAATCAAGCAGATTAATGTCTAAATTCATTTCTTAATGTCGTAAGTGTGTTTGGTTTTGACAATCTTGACCGATTTCTTTTTGGCAACCGCTTTGCCACTATCCACATAGCGTTTTATGGCTTGTTCAAGTTTGGCCCGTTCTAGGCTTTGGCCCTTCTCGCCTTTACCTTTTTCCATAAATCCGCATCAGCTTTACGAGCACCACCGGAACCGGAGGCAAAAGATCGCGCCCTAGCAACCCCCCATGAAGTAGGAGTCTGTCCAGGGCGTGACCCCGAGGAGAAATAAGCACCCTGACCACGCTTCATAACCTGACGCAATATGCCAAGGGGGACATTGTGTTTTTTAGAAAGGTTTTTCAAAGCAGTCTCAGAACTACTTCCTTTTTTTGCGGCTTTTTTTCTTGCCACTGGCTACCCTCTTCTTAACAATCCGATCCATTTCAGCTTTCGTTAAAGTTCCCGCCTTGTACTTCTTAGCGGTAGATTTAATCTCATCTTCAGTTTTCTTCTTGTTTCTAGAGCCACGGACGTACTTAACAGGCGTACCCCGCTTGGTCTTTGGCACTTTAGCAAATTTACGCATTACTTCTTTTTCTTCTTCTTTGCTTTTTTCTTTTTCGGCCTACCACGCATAGAACCGTATGTTCCTTTCCCGTATGGCATAATTACCCCCAATAAGTTCTGGCTTTTTCTTTAGCCGTTTTGGATAACTCACCGTAATGATAAAGCCTCACACTGGACTTGGTATGTTTAGTCCCCGAATGCAGTTCACCATTAGGCATCTTGTGTGTTCCTGCCGTATGAATAGTCCCATCCTTCTTGTAATGTTTAACGCCTTTCATGATGGATAATCCCCTGTTCTAATCATGTCAGCCACCTCAACAGCCCTTTGACCCACCTGCGTAGCCCATAAACTGTTCAAGAACTCATCCGCACTTTCTTCAAAGTTCCCATTTTGTAAATGACCCAAGGCCAATTTAAACTGCATCAGACGGGGAAGACCGAGATTAAAACACAGGTTACATAAGGCATCTTGGCGTACAGGGTCTAAATTCTTATAGAAATCAAAGGCTTCCGAAAGTTCATCCTGAACCCTGACCACATCATTGCGTAACATATGATAGGCTTCATCCTGAGAAATACCCATACCGCCTTCATCAATGTTCCTGCCAATACCAATATGCAGGACACCACCAGTATCCCGATACGCATGGGATTTAAAACCTTCGTGTTTAATCAGTAGGTCTAATAGCCGTTGGCTCATCTAACACCTCACCTTCTATCACCTTTTCAGTTTTAATATCGTTAATACCCGAAACATTAATTTGTATCTGTGGCCTTTCACCACCCTTGTTCTTATCATAATGACTTAACGGAGCCATCCTATCCATAATTAATTTCCAGGCTGCCGCTTGATTCTTGTGTTCAGGATCAGAAGCCGCATCAACAATCGAATCTATTACCCCTTCAATACGGTTAGCCGACAATAAACGCTCTTCCAATTTCTTAATGGCAGTACGCATACCTTTAGGACGCCCTGAGACCTTCTTAGACTCTTCCTGCCACTGTTCCCTAGTCATCAGTCTATTAGGTTTCTTTGGACGCCCACGCGGCCTCTTAGGAGGTTCTACTACTGTTTCCATCACTGTGTCCATCACTTCATTAACCTGTTTCATACCAGATATTCTTACAAAAAATACCTAAAACCACAATATGCTGTTTTTAAAGGGTTGCACAACCTTTCCTAAATCTACTTTTGCAAGATTGGGGGGCTACTATAATAATAACAGCACAGCGTCACCCCCTCCCCCCCAAATAATTTAGCCCACCCAGAAATAGAACGAACGCTCGCTAGATTGAGCCTTTGAATATAGTTATCAGATATTAGAATACTGTAAGGATTATCAGCACTGGATAGAATTACAGGTTAAGGAAACGTTAAAGAAGGAATATGTGTGTCTAATTAGGAGCCATAGCCGATACCTAACAATAGACAACTAAGAATTGTTTAGACTTTGTTAATTGGTTAAAGCTTATAAGGTAATTGTTATATCTATATAGAAGAGTAATTAAAGATAGATTCTTTTCGCCTTACATACTATTAGATGCTAAAGTATTGCTTTGTATTTACCGATAGACTATTATCAGTAATAACTTTATATAACCGAGGATACAATTATGGATTGGAAAGATTATTATAAAGATTTAGCAATTCCATCAAATTGGGTAGATGTTAGTTATAGCAATGACGTTTTACCCTCATTCCAAACATCGGCTTCGTGGGATAGGGCTTCAACAGATTATTCAAAAGGTTTTCACGTTTTCATAGATTCCTATGACGAATCTGTTAGGGCCGATAACACAGAGGAAGTTACAGGACAACGTGAAGAATTAATGCCACGTTTTTCAGTATCTAAGGAATATGGCGAGGGTGAAGTATTTAACTCTAATGATTTTGATGAGGTTCTAAAATTCATCAATCAACAAATCCCATTAGCAAGCCAATTTGATAAACATAGCGATTATTGTGTCGCAGCTATTGATTACTTAGATAGTCAAGGTATTGATACTGAAGATTACAAAACGCTATTTTGTGACATTCTCGCCACGAATCCCGCTAAAAGAAATTGGAAAATAATTACTTCACAGTTAGAAACTAAACTTATTACTAAATGAGGATTAAATTATGGATATTAGAGAAATTTTAGAGGGTGTCGCTGAATCAGGACACATTGATCATGTTAAGGTTGAATTATCATCAGGACATACGCG